GGCATATAATAGCCCATCTGTAATTTAAATCAAAGAAACTGGTGTCCTCAACATCTTGGAAGGTTATTGAGTTTTTTATGAGAGCTTGGTTTCCTCTCTTGTGTTATGTTAGCCTAACAGAACTTCTTTCTCCACACCAAGTCTGTGACTATACAGTGGCTGGTTGTTAACACAATATAAATGTGAAAGATTATTCTCTACATTGTGTACTAGTATGATAAAGCAGCGTCAATTTGATTGATGACATCTCTTTGTTCCCAAATAGTAAGTTCTGCGTAGAGCCTACCATAATATCTAATTGCAAATTCATCTACCATAATACTATTCTGATAATGAATACATCTCTGTCTCTATTATCTCACACTTAGCTAATAAGGAAGAAGCTAATAGTTTAATAGAATCTATATTAGATAGAACATCTTCCACTTCTTTTGTATCTAATGCTAATAGTTTAACTATGTATTGTATCTCTGTTGCTTGTAGTTTAGTATATGCGTTCATAATGCTATATATATTTCGTTATTCGACGTTGTTTGTTGTTTGTCCAAAGCACCATTTATTTACGTGATGGTTTACACGTCAACACATTTCTCTCCACAATAAACTTTTTACGAGGGAGAAAAAAACTTTTTACCTATATATATACAAAGTTTGGAGATGTTTTGGATTTTTATACCCACCCAGACATCTCCACCCTTTATATATGAAAAAACAGGGCTATTCTAGCCCTGCATAATCGGTTGGTTGAGCAACCATTTGAGGTTTAAAGTTCTCAACAGTCAACGCTTCAATTCGCAATTCATTACTACGAACGCCAATCATTTTCTTAAAGGTTAAGTAACCCGCTAAGGCAAGTTTACCTTCATCATTAGGTTCAAGTTTTAGGCTATGAATTCCGCCTTCTTGTAACGCATCATAAAAGGTATCATCGTTACTAATAAAAACTTTACCTTCGAAAACATAACGACGATAAAATTTACCTTCCATTTTTGTTCCGTCTTTGTAAGCGTGCAATTGACCGTCACATTGAATCTCTGCTGCTTCTGTTGCATTTAATTTTTTGATTTCCATTTTTGTTCTGTTTTAATGGATTAGATGGGGAGGCACTCTACTTCCCCAATCATAGGTGGGGTAGTTGATTGGAAGTAGTAAACACAGGCATACACATGGGGGGTGTCATAATTTGGAAAAAAATTTGAAAAAAAGTTTGGTGGGTATGTGTTTTATGTTTTACATTTGGCGGGTGGGTGGGTTTGTCTATATAGATAGTTGTTGTCTGTATAAGAAAAAAGTTCATAATATAGCATAGAATGTAAATATTTGTCTGTAACGCATTGAATGTAAATATTTATTCTATACCTTTGTCAGTATTAAAACTAAATTATGATAGTACAAAGACTGAAACTAGATGTTTCCACTGATATGGAACTAGCAGAGAAATACTATTCTATACTATCTGCTATAAACAATCTTCATCTAACAGAAAGAGAGATACAGCTTATTGCTTTTACAGCTATTAAAGGTAACATTACATATGCTAATGTAAGGGAAGAGTTTTGCAAGACATATAAGAGTACATCTCCAACAATCAACAACATTGTTTCTAAACTTAAGAAGATAGGAGTGTTTATTAAGGAGAATGGAAAGGTGAAGGTAAATCCCATCATCAGTATAGATTTCAAGAAAGATTTAATGTTAGATATAAGACTAGTACATGAAGAAGCCAATATCAATGTCGGTGAAGGAGTGGATCATCAAGAAGATGGCAATTAGTATGGTGGTTTCTGAGAAGACAATTGATGCTGTTGTTACACATCAGTTTGATTCTGCCAATGATGCTGTTAATGTTCATAAGAGTGTAGAGATTTCTGGATTTGGGAAGTTCTATTTCAACTACAAAAAAGCTCTTGCACAATACAACAAGTTGTTAGTTATTAAGAGAGCTTATGAGAATATGTTGTTAGACGAGAACATTACAGATACAAAGAGAAACGCTGTTACACTTAAACTACAGATAATTGAAACCAGTATTAAAACCTTAAAACCAAAAATAAATGAGCCTGAATCAGATAATCGAGGGATGGAAGAATCATCTTCTTCCTGAGGAAAGACAAAAAGCTTTTTTAAAACATGTAAGCAATGAAAGACTTGCTATATGTGGAGCATGTGAAGAACATTCTTCAAACAAAAAAGATTACAAGACAATAAGACCTGATGCACATTGCACAAATTGTGGATGCACGTTATCTGCAAAGACTAAATGTTTAACATGTGAATGTCCATTAAGTAAATGGCTTGCACAACCAATGCCAGAAGACAATGAATCAGCTACGTAAAATACCATTAGGTCCATTTATAGAAATCCTTCAAGACTTGTTTGAAACTGGAGCTGATTTTATTGATATATCAGGAGAGAATAATGAAGATGGTGGAGAAACACCAAAAGATATGATTAAGATAACAGTGAGACCTGAATATCTAAATAATGATGAGGGTGATGACACACCATTAGAATTACAACAAGAAATAAACATGGATTATTCAGATTTTGGTGATGATAATGAACCAACAGAATTATCAGATGATGACATTAATGCTTTAATAGAATAGGAAAGAGTTATGAGAAATCCAAACTACTATCGACAAATCCTTTATGCATTGGAACGCTTATATAAAGGTCATCCTAAATACAATATGGGAAAACATCTTTCTACAGCATTAGATGGGTCTGATTTGTGGGGAATCTCCGATAAAGAATTTCTATTTGCTATACAGAAATATGAGATAGAATTGAATATGGATGTAGATCATGAAGAGGATATAGAAGACATAATAAAAGATGGCATGAATTTGGAGAGGCTATTCCTTGACGAAGAGGAAGACTAAAAAAAAAACACAATGGCAATAGTAAAAAAAACTACATATATTAATACAGAGCTTGATTGGGCAGAGCAACAACTATCTAGTTGGAAGCAATATGTGGATGCAAATCCCATGCATACATTAGAGGATAGAATCAAGTGGAAAGAAACCAAAGCTGGTGGAGCAATGCCAATGGTTATTGCAAGCATTGAGAGCCAGGGAAAATTTATTCAGGAGACAATGAAGAACTATCTAGCCTTATTAGAAGTGGTGGATAAACTACGTGAGAAAGAAGAAGCTAAGAAGGTGGAAACACGAGGTGGTCAAGAACTTGGCTCTATGGCTGAAGACTTCTTAAAAGGTAGAGGATAAAATGAATCTACATAATATAGAATATAAGGATTGGTTTCTTAATCAGAAACGTATTCCAGACGAAGCATCTGACGAATACAAGGTATTCTTTAATTTTCATAAAGAACTTTGTATGAATGGGTGTATAATGGATGGACAATACATCAATCCATTTCTATATTGGCATTTAAACATCTGGCATACAGAAGTGGATGTTATAGATGAATATGGCAGAATAAATCAGAAGTATGCCAATCCCTTGCTTAGAGATAATGAGTGGTTAGTTACAAATGAGATTGATAGAGCTCAAAAAGAAAAGAAAGGATTAGTTATATTAGGTATTAGACGTTTTGCTAAGTCTGTTATTGAGGCTTCTTACATTGGTCAAGGAGCTACGTTTGATGAGAATTCACAGAACATTATTGCTGGACTGAATGCTCCCGATATCAAGCTTATTACAGATAAGATTGATAAGGGGCTTAACTTCCTTCCTAAAGCCTGGAGATGGCAGAGGGTAGAAGACAATTGGAAGAACCAAGTTACATTAGGGATCAAGACAAAAGCAGGAGAGCGAATCCCCTTTTCTCAGATCCTTATTCGTAACTTAGATGGTGGTAATAATGAGGAAGCTATTGCAGGTACAAAACCTAGAAGGCTTATTATTGATGAGATAGGGAAAGGCTCATTCCTCAGAGGACTTCAAGCTGCTGTTCCTGGTTTCACAACACCATTTGGTTGGGGATGTTCTCCAATATTAACAGGAACAGGTGGAGATATGAAGATGTTCATGGATGCAAAGAGCTTAATGTTCGATGTTGAGAATTTCAACTTCCTAGAATACAACAATGCAAAGGATGATAAACGTGTACATGGATTATTCATCTCTCATAAATATAGAATGGAAGCCAAAGAGGAATCTTCTCTTGGTGCTTTTCTAGAAAAACCAGAAGGAAGTTCTCTTTATCAAGTAAAGATGATGGTATCTAATGAGGAGAAAGCTACAGAAATCACTAACAACAATCTAGAGAAGCTTAAGAAAGCTGGTGATAGAATGGCCTATCTGAAAGAGAAGATGTACTATCCACAAGAAGTGGATGATATATTTCTAAATGAAGACACAAATATATTTGATATTGAAGCAGCTAAACGTCAGAAGACCAGACTATTAGCTCAAGAAAGAACAGGAACACCTGTTGTATTATATGATGATGGACAAGGTGTGAAACACCAGTTTTCAGATAAACTTCCTATATCTAATTTTCCATTAAAGAATAGTGATCAAAAAGATGCTCCTGTAGTTATATATGAGTTCCCTATTGAATCTCCTCCATATGGATTATATGTTGCAGGAGTCGATCCATATAGACAAGGTAAGTCTGCATATTCTACATCATTAGGATCTGTGTACATATATAAACGTATGCATAGCATATCTGGAGAGAAGTATCAAGATATGTTTGTTGCTAGCTATTGCGCTAGACCAGAGAAAAAAGAAACATGGGAAGAGCAAGCTCGCCATCTTATTAAGTATTACAATGCTCGTACATTGTGTGAGAATGATGAGATTTCCTTTATAGACTATATGATTTCCAAAGGAGATCAACACTATCTAGAAAGACAACCAGACTGGTTAAAAGAAATAGTTCCAAACACTACAGTGAGAAGGGATTACGGTATACATAGATCTGCTGATAAAATACGAGACTTCCTACATGGATGTCTTAAGAAATATACAGAAGAAGTGGTGCATACAGAGAAAGATGAAGATGGAAACATTCTTTCAGAGATAAAGGGTATGGCCAAAATATTTGATCCTGTGCTACTAGAAGAAATGATTCAGTATAACGAGACAGGTAACTTTGACCGTATCATTGCTGCAGAATTAGCTGTAGCATTAGCCATGAAGTTAGATCCTATAATGGGTAAAATTGGGGGAGAACAAGATGTAAGAATACAATCAATGTTCACTAAGGGCAAAAAGAATACTCTGTTTACACAAAGCAGATCAATGTTTAACACACCAAAAAATAAATTGTTTAGATAATGGCAATAATTAGATATACCAAAGATGCTACAATCAGATATGCTTATCTGAATATATTTCCTGATCAGTTCAAAACTGAAAAAGAAAAGAAAGATGAAAGCTGGATTAAAAATACAATGGACTATTTCTCAAACAAAGCGTATGCTGAGTATGTAAAGAATAGAGATACGTTCGTAAAGAATTACGATCTTATGAAAGGAATCTTACGTATGGAAGATTTCTATCAAGAACCAGAGGTGAGAAGCTTTACAGATGTGTTAACCTCTGATCTTGGACTTCCTGCTTATGTAAAGATGTATTCTATTGTTACCACTCCTGTTAATGAACTTGTAGGAGAAATATCTAAAAGACCAGATACATTTAGAGTGAAAGCTTTTGATGATGATAGCCAAGCAGAAGAGTTACAATTTAAAACAGATACACTACAGGAATATGTAATTGCTCAAGTTAAACAACAACTAACTCAAAAAGCAGCAATGCAAGGGCAAGAAATTGAGGAGGAGCAATTACAACAAATGACAATGGAACAGGTTAAGGATCAGCTAGATAGCTATACATCTGTTGCTGAGAAATGGGCAAACCACATTCTTACATGTCAGAAAGCTGAGTTTAATATAAAAGAAAAATCTGAAGATGCATTTAGAGATCTTCTAATATCAGCAAGAGAATTTTATCACATATATGAAGACAACTCAAAACTTGGTTTTAACATCGAAGTTGCTAATCCAAAAAACACCTGGTTTCTTACTACTCCTGATAGAAAATGGATATCAGATCCCACAGGGAGAGCTCAAGGTGCTTATGCTGCTGGTACGGTACAAGTTATGGAACTATCAGAGATCATTGAAAGCATACCAGATATTACAAAAGAGGAAATCGATCACTTGCGTTCATCGTTACAAGACTATGGATTAATCAATGTACGTGAATCCAATCTTGGTAATCCAGATGCTATTCCTGGACAAGGCTCTGTAATGTATGATACATTTGATCCATTGGTTCTTCAGACTCGTATGATGATTGAGTCTGAAATGAAAGAGAACAATGATGGACTTAAAGACTTCTTAGGACTAACGTCAAACGTTAGTAGCTTTGGTTATAAGTATGTAGTTGTAAGATCATATTGGATCTCTAAAAGAAAAATAGGCAAGCTAATTTATACAGATGAGATGGGTAATGAGCAATCTGTATTAGTTGATGAGAATTATAAATCAGGAGCTATGCCTACACAACAATCATTAGAATGGGGATGGGTGAATGAATGGTATCAAGGAACTAAGATTGGTCCAGACATCTATCACATCAAACCATTTAAACTATTAAACTATTGTCCTATCATAGGAACAACATACGAGGTGAAGAACACAGAAGCTAAAAGCTTAGTGGATCTTATGAAACCTTTCCAAGTGTTATATAACGTATGTATGAACCAATTGTACAAACTTCTTGAGAAAGAGATGGGTAAAGTGCAATTAATGTCATTACGTCACGTTCCTATTCCTAAAGATGGAGATGCACAAGATGCTCTTGATATTTGGGAAATGGAAGCACGTAACAGAGGTGTGGTATTTGTTGATGACTCTCCAGAGAACTTAAAAGCTCCTAGTTCATTTAATCAATACACAGCTCTTGATCTTACACGTACGCAAGAAATCCAATCTAGATATACATTAGCTCAACAAGTTAAGAATGAGTGTTGGGAACTTGTAGGTATGTCAAGACAACGTATGGGATCTGTATCAGCATCAGAAAGTGCTACAGGTACAAACACTGCAATGCAACAGAGTTATTCTCAAACAGAACCTTTATTTGTGGCTCACGAGTATGTGCTTGGACAGTTGTATCAAAGTATTATTGATGCTGCATTATATGTAGAAAGCTCTAAACCTCAATCTACGCTGTCATACATCACTTCTGAGGGACAATCTGCTTTTGTACAAGTGAATGGATCAGATCTTAAATTCCGTGACTTAAAAGTGTTCCTAACAAACAGACCAGAAGATACTCAAATGTTTAATGAGCTTAGACAATTGGCACAACCTTTGATGCAGAATGGTGGTTCATTATATGACGTTATTGAATTGTACAGTACTAAGTCTATGAGAGATATGAAGAAAACCTTCAAAGACCTTAGAGATAAACAAGATTCAATACAACAGCAACAACAACAACTTGCTCAACAGCAACAAGAGGCTCAACAACAACAAGCTCAAGCTTCACAAGAATTTGCTATTCAACAACATACAGAGCAAATGGCTCATGATGATTATCAAAATGAACTTGATAGATTATCTAGAGAGAAGATTGCTATTATTCAAGCTACAGGATTTGGTAAAGTGGAAAGCGAAGATGTTAATGCTAACGCTGTTCCTGATGTACTGGAAATCAGTAAGTTAAACGCTGAACAAGACAAAGTCACTAAAGACTATGGATTACAAATGGCTGACATCCAAGCCAAAAACAAACAAGCCTCTGATAAAATGTCTATAGAAAAAGAGAAATTACAGGTGGCTAGAGAGAATATGGCAAACGATCTTGCTGTTGCAAAAGAGAATGCTAAGGGTAGAAATAACAAAAAAAGTTAAAAAAGTTATTATTCTGATAAGGGGTAAATAATATTAATGCTATATTATCTACAATATTGGATCACATTGATCTATAACCCTTTGATATTCAAAACTCTTGTTATACTTTTACATATAAATAAACCAAAACATAAATACAACTACATATGGCTGATAATTTAGATACAAGCTTTAGTATCCAAGATACTATGGAAATGGGTATGGGAAATCAGGAATTACTGAATGATTTGTTTTCCCCTGAAACATCAACTTCTAATCCAGAAGACGTAACACCAATTATTAAAGACGCTGAACCTGCTACACCACCTGCACCAGGAACTCCTAAAGGTAAGGACATTGTTCCTCCTAAAAGCGTTGATGGTAAAACAGATGAAGAGAAATTAGATGGGCAATCTATGATTGCTGATTTCTTAAGTGATAGCGATGAAGATGATGAAGAAGAAGATCCTATTCCAGCAAAACCTGCAAAAGCTCCAGTAGCTGTTGCTAATGATGAGAATAGTGATGATGAGGTTTCTGAAGGAACACAATTCACTGCTCTTGCAAATGATCTTTATAAACTAGGTGTATTCACCAATGATGAAGAAGAAGATCCAGAAACAGTAAACACTGCAGAAGAGTTCTTAGAAAGATTCAATAATGAGAAGAAGAAAGGTGCTTCTGAAATGGTTCAGAATTTCATAGGACAATTTGGAGAAGATTACCAAGAAGCTTTTGATGCCATATTTGTAAAAGGTGTTAATCCAAAAGATTACTTTGGTACTTATAATCAAATAGTTAACTTCGCTGAGATGGATCTTAACGATGAGAACAATCAGATGAGAATAATGAAACAAGCATTATCTGATCAAGGATTTGAAGATGATGATATAGAAACAGAAATCGAAAGACTTCAAAACTATGGTGATCTTGAAAGCGTAGCTACTAAACACCACAAAGTGTTAGTTAAAAAAGAAGCAGTCAAGTTACAACAACTAGAACAAAAATCTGAAGCTGAGTTAAGACAGAAAGCTGCAATCAGAAACGAATATATAAATAATGTACAAACCATCTTGCAAGAGAAGGTGAAGACAAAAGAGTTTGATGGTATTCCTATCAATCCAAAATTAGCAACAGAACTACAAGACTTCTTATTAGTTGACAAGTGGAAAACTCCTACAGGAGAAACACTAACAGACTTTGATCGTGCTATTTTGGATATGAAAAGACCAGAGAATCATGCAATGAAAGTTAAGTTAGGACTTCTTATGAAGATGTTAGAGAAAGATCCTACATTATCAACTATACAAAAAACAGGTGTTTCTAAAAAAACAGATCAGTTATTTGGAGAAGTTGCAAGACAAGTAACCAAAGCTAAAACAGCTGGTGGTTCTGGAGCTAAACCTAATTCATGGTTCTTATAACAAAAAAATAATTAATAATTAACAAAAACGAATAAACAATGGCAATTCAAACAATCCCTGGGTTAACAGGTTTTACTTATGCACGTGTTGCGTCTATGGACAAACGTGCGGTAGGTAAACTTACAGACTCTAACCACTTAGAGAGCTTTCACTCTACTGAGCCTGCAGACTATGATAAAAAGATTATCTCTTTATATACTCAGAGCTCATTGTACAGTAATGACTTTTTAGACATGATCAACAAAAGCACACCTTATTACATTGATAATAATAGTGATGCTTGGAAATGGCAAATCGCTGTTCCTTACAAATTCCCAAAAATTATTGACATTCCTGCAACTACGCAAGATTTAATCGATGAAGGTAAAACAGGTATCGATGGTCAAGAATTCAACTTAGTATTAGATACTAATGAGTTTTCTAAAAATGCTATCATCTCTGTAGGTACACGTCAGTACGGTCCACGTTTCTACGTGATCAAAGATCCTCAACCATGGAACATGGGTTATTTGTATTCATTCACATTAGTAACTGACAATCCAACAATTGATTTCGTAAACCCTACCTTCTTACAGTATGGTGTTGAGTTAGAATTAGTTGATGCTGCTATTGGTGAGTTTGATCAAGACTTATTAGGTCTTCCTCGTTTAGGTGAGCAAATCACTATGTTCGAATCATTAGGTTCTGCATATGGATATGAGCACAAAATTACTGAGTGGGCTGATGACAAAATGATGCGTGATGCTTCAGGTAAACCACTTGACATCTTAGTATATGCACCACAACGTCGTAACCAATTACCTTTAACTCGTAATGATGTTAAATGGGAGCCGTTCATTGAGTTCTGGATGCGTAAATCTATGATTGAATTGAAAGTTAAACGTATGATCTGGGCTAAACCAGGTACAGTTAAAACTAACGGTTCTAAACAAGAATTGAAACGTACATCTGCAGGTGTTTACCACAGAATGCGTAACAATGGAAACTTGGTACAATACAACCGTGGTGAGTTTTCTGCTAACTTAATCCGTTCTGTATTTGGAGATCTTTTCTACCGAAGAGTGGATGTTAAAGACAGAAGTGTTAAAATGTACACTAACGAGGCTGGATTCGATGTATTCCAACAAGCTTTGAAAACTGATGCATTAAACTCTGGTCTTACATTCATGGCTGACTCAGGTAACCGTTACCTGCAAGGAGAAGGACAACACATCACTTACAACTTTGCATTTGATGCAATGGTAACTCGTGAGACAGGTCGTGTTGAATTGATCCACTTGAAAGAATTAGATTTACCACAAACTAACTTAGAGTTTGGACAAAACAAAAAATCTACTCCAGTATTTATGGTGTTTGATGTTTCTCCAATGTCTGATGGTTCAATGGTAAACAACATCCGTGAGGTTCGTATGAAAGGTGCGCCTTCTATGACTTGGGGTTATATTGATGGAACTCGTCACCACTTAGGTTTTGCTAAGTCTCAAGGTATGAGCTCTGCTAACAAATTCCCAGGATACGAAATCTGGATGAAAGATCGTTGCGATGTATTCATCGAAGACTTGTCAAGAACTGTGTTGATCGAGGAAATCCCACAATTCTAATAATAAAATTCCGAGAAAGATCCCCTCACCTCCTCTCCCTCCCAGAGGGGATTGATCTCAACCCAGAGTGTTTGATATGGATAGTATCCAGGATCAAGTTCCTTCGATGGGACCACTCTACAAAATAAACCAAATTATTAAATTAACTACATTATGGGTAAAACAGGCAAAATCTCTACGATAAAACGTGAGTACAATAGTTCTCAACTGCAAACAATGGACAGTGGACTATCACAAAAAGGTATGACAAGAATTCCTGGAACAGGAGTTTTTAAATATCCTTATAAAGAATTAGATGGTAAATATAGAACAGGACTTGATCCAGATGCTACTTACATCAAACGTATAAAAGATGACACTGAAAGAGAACTTGAGACTGAGAGAGTAACAAATCTTAAAAAAAGACTTGAAGCCGAGATTGGTGATATTGATCTTGGACCTCGTTCAAAGTTTTGGAACTATGGATTATCACTTTCACCAGATGACCAAACTCACGTGCAAGCAGTTAAATTATTAGATGGTGATAACTATTTTGATCTTTCAAATGCTTTTCAAGAGATCGCCTTTTCATGGTTAAGAGTACACCCTACTATTGCATCTTCTTACCAAGCATGGGAAAGAGGAGAATATCCTGCAGAGACACAATTTTATATTGTTGATGATGAGATTGAAAGTGCTATACTTTACAAGAAAAAACAATTGATCAATAAAGCTATTGTGAAATTTGATTCTATGACTCCTGAGAAGAAACGTAAAGTTGGAAGACTTTTAGGACTTCCAGTTACAGAAGATACAAAAGAAGAAGTAGTGTACAACTTAGTAGACAATATATTGAAACAAACAGAATTTAAGAGTGGTAAATTCTCAGGATTAAATCCAATTGAAGTGTTCAATAGATTTGCTGACATGAAAGAAGCTTTACTCCATATTAAAGATTTAGTAAAACAAGCTGTAACACATTCAGTTTATAGAATCAAGCCAAATGGCAAGGTTTATGAAGGTGAGTTTGAAATAGCTAAAGACGAAGAAGATTTAATTAAATTCCTTGCAGATGATGATAACCAAGATGAGTTATTGACATTAGAAGGCAAATTGAAAACTAAAAAACTAGCTGCTATTTAAGTGGTTAGTTTTTAAAAATATAAGAGAATATGATACCAGTAGATAGTTTATTATACAAGATCGATCAGAAACTAAATAAACTGTCAACTAATGCACATCAACAAATTCAACTAGAAGACAAGATCTTAGCTCTGAATGAAGCTCAGATTAAGTTGATTAAACAAAAAATTGATGGCCTTAGTGTTGCTAGTGGATTAGGAATGGATTCTTTTAAAAAGCGTTATGAAGACTTACAGAGTCTTATATTAGATTATAATCATCAACCGTTAACATTAACATTAGAAGATCCTAATTTAAATCAATGGTCTGCTAATGTTCACCTACTTGAACCAAAATACATGTTCTATGTTGACAGTTATGCATTAGCTGATAAAGGAAGATGTAAAGATAGAAAGATATGGATTAACAGAGATCTTGCCAAACATGGTGATCTTCAGTTTATTCTTAACAACGATCATTACAAACCAAGCTTTGAGTATCAAGAGACATTTAACTTTCTTGCTTCTGATAAAATTTCTGTATTCACTGATGGTACATTTACATTTAAGAATATACAGATAATGTACATGAGATACCCAGTGTATATAAATAAGACAGGATATATTATGTTAGATGGCATACCATCATATGATGCTGATTGTGAACTTGAAACATACCTAGAAGATGAGTTGTTAGACTTAACAGTACAGAATCTAGCAATGTATACTGAAAACGCTGCAGCTGTACAAAGTGCTCAGTTCAGAATACAAACAAACGAATAAATTTTTAACTTAATAAATAAACAAAAATGGCTGATTTTTCATTAACCACGGTATTCGTGGTTCCAGTAGGGCAAACTGCACTCCCTAGCTCTGGTTCAACCCAAGACCTAACTGCAGGTCAAGTGGGTATTTTTAGAAGTGATTATACTCTAGCAACAGCTGGGAATATTGCTGCTTCTCCTTACTTCTACGTAGCTCAAGGTAGAACAAACACTTATTTACAAGGCTCTAAAAGATCTGACAAGATCAAAGGATGTCCTTCAGGATCTGGTTGTAGTTCAAATGTAACAGAATGGTACAAAGTATCAGGATGTCCTACAGCTGCAAACCAAATTACTGATGTAACTGATTTCACTGTACAATGTGGAGAAATTATCACGTTAACTTTACGTGCACACTCTTCTTACATTGATACATTATATTTCAATGGATTTACACGTTCAGTAACGATTAATGCTCCATGTTGTGGTTGTGACGAAAATCCATGTGATGATGTAAGTGATAACACTATCATTAACTTATTGATTGCAAAACTTACACAACAAGCTCCTGGTATCAACCCTGATAACATTAACTTCAATACATTCTATACATTTGAAAATGTAGGTGGAACTATCTTACGTATTACAGGAAAACCATTAACTAAATATGGTCAACCATGTGATGTTGCTGCGTTCCCTTTTGAATATGACAGAATGTCTTTTAGAACTTTTGTTTTTTCTGGTCCTGCTACCACTGCTGACTTTATTGTTGCTGATGCTTGTAACTTTGTTGCTCAACCAATCATTACACAACGTGCTTCTTATGCTACTGGTACTTCTGAAGAAATTGCTCAATTAGAGAAAAACTTCTACAGCTACCAAGCTGGTTACTTGAAACATTTATATAGAATGGGTGGATATAACGAGAACTTCGAGTCTTGGGTATCTACTGGTGTTACTTATAACACATTCTATATCAGATTCAACGAGTATAACAAATCTGAGTACCAATGGGGTGATTACATCATGGAAGATTCAACAGTGATCATTGCTGCTCCAAATTCTATTACAAGTGGTATTTCTGCTGCAATTGAGGCTGTATTAGTTGCTGGTTTAGGTACTGTAGTAGATCAAGGTATTCCTTGTATCACTACCACTACAACTACATCTAGTGCTCCTGCTTCTACTACAACTAGTACTTCTACATTGATTCCTTAAGAATAAAAAGAAGTAAAAAAATTATTAAAATAACCTATGCCAGGGGGAAAGAGGATACACTCATATTCCTCTGGCATATTTATTGAAAAAAACATGGCAAACTTACAATTAGATATAATAGTAGTCCCTACTTATAATGTATTTACACTTGGTGTTACAGACGCTTCTGTATATCCTACCAATCCTCCAGTGGTGTCAGCACCATTTATTGAGATTGATATACCAGGATTTGGAACCAAAATTTTACCATTTGTTCCTAATGAAACTAATGTATTTACATCTTCTAATTTAGGAATTACAGAACCTGGTTGTAATCAACCTCTTCCTGATGGAATATATAGATTAAAATATTCTGTTGCTCCTGCATATGCAAACTATGTAGAGAAGACAATATTACGCGTTGATAAGCTTCAAGAAAAGTTTGACAATGCTTTCCTTCAATTAAATATGATGGAGTGTGACAGAGCCTTAAGAACACAATCTAGTGTACAATTGAATACAATCAACTTCTTTATTCAAGGAGCGATTGCAGCAGCTAACAACTGCGCAGAATTTGAATCAAACACATTGTATACTCAGGCAGATAATATGTTAAACAACTTTTTAAAATCCAACTGTGGTTGTTCTGGTAACAACTACTTATTAAACTTTTATTAATTATGGCACAATGTTCAGGATGTGGAGCTAAAGTGGGGTGCGGTTGTCAATTGACAAACGGAATGTGTGGAGCCTGCGCTTCTAAAGCAAATAAATAAAAATTGATATTATGTTATCACCGAGACTATCAAATTGCCCAGAATGTGCTGACATTCCATCTCTACTTAAAAAGATAGATTGCAAGTTAGCAGAACTTGGTAATAATTTGTACAACAATGTGTCATACATATTGAACAAACCTGTGCCTGCTGGTGACATTCTTCAGTTAATAGGATATAGGAGAATATTACAATATAAATATGTAAACCCAAACTATGCACATAGGTACTCTGTACAGATGATTGCTAGTAGGGTTATTCGTCTTACAGCAGGATGTGTTAGTAAATGTAACACACCAGAGCCTTGTTTGGAAGAGTCTTGTGATGTTGATGTAGTGTTAAATCCTACAACAACTAGCACTAGCACATTAACAACTTGTAAATCATATTTATTATACAACACTGCAAATTCTGCAGAATCATTCTTGATTGGTAATTGCAATACAGGAGAACCAGAAACAATCACTTTACAAGGACTATCAAGTGTTTGTATAGAAACAATAGTAGCTCTTAATGTATCATCAAATATTGTAGTGATAGAAAAAGATTCTTGTACTACATCTACAACTAGTACCAGTAGTTCAACAACCACTAGTACTACTACAGTAGCACCAACTACAACTACCACAAGTTCTAGTTCTAGTTCTAGTTCTACAACTACTACCACTACAACTGCACTTTAAACCTTTTAAAAATAAATAATATGTCCAATTGCTCAAATTGTTATAACGGATGTACAGAGATTGTCTCTGACAGATGTGTTAAATATACAGGAATAAATGTTCCTATATTAGGAATCCAAACTGGTGATTCTCTATCATTTGTTGAACAAGCTTTAATTACTTTTCTTACATCTACATTAGATGGTACAGGAGTGAAAATTAATCTTGCACCTACAGTGATTTGTGAACTTGTACAACAATATCTTCCTACATGTGGAGATCTTTCTATTGTAGATATATCAAAAGCTCTTATAGAGGCTGCTTGTGATCTTCAAGAACAAGTTGATGCTATTGTTGCAGAGCTTGCTATATTAAATGCTGATTATACAATTGACTGTTTAACAGGTGTTACAGCTTCTTCAGATACACACGCTATTGTACAAGCTGTAATAAATAAACTATGTCAAGTTCAAGTTGATCTAACCGCTATCACTCTTGAACTTCATACACAATATGTTAGATATGATGAACTTGATGCATTGATTCAAGATTATTTAGATAATAACATTGGTGCAAATTTGATCTCTAATAGAATGGTTCCTTATGCTGTAGTTGAATATTACGGACCTAGAACTTATTTTGATGGAACAGGTGCAGGCATGGGTGATTGGGATAGAATATTTTTATGTAATGGATTGAATGGTACACCAGATAAACGAGGAGTGGTAGGAGTTGGTATAACAGATGGTTCAATGTTAGGACTTTCAATGCCTATACAGACCAATCCATTGTCAGGAAATCCTACATATAGTTTATCTTCAACAATAATTGGTACTAATAGTGTTGTATTAACTACTGCTCAAATGCCTTCGCATACACACGTTGCTACTGTCACAATTAATGATCCTGGTCATAAACATGATATATTAGGAATTTCTGGAGGAGACAACAATGATAACAATAATATAGTTAGATTTGCTGGAGGAGATAAAGCTCAAGGGGAGACTGGATTTTATTTTACAAATACTGATGGTTGTCAAATTAGTGCAACTGGATTAAAAGGAACAGCTGCAGGAATTGATCAAAATGTACTTATTTCAAATTCAAATCAAGGAGGAGGGAACTCACATCCAAATTACCAACCTGGATTAGGTTGTTACTATATTCAATACAGACCTTAATAAATCAATAAGATATGTCACATCCTTTTTTACCAGTTAATCCTTGCTGTACAGATGTAGTTTTAAATAGTCCTTGTGGATGCAGTTCTACACTTCCTAATAGTGGTTGTGGACAAGATCCGTGTGGAACTAATGTAATTGTATCTAGTAATGTACTTTATGATGGTCCTGTATTAGATTGCATTATAGTTGAGCCATGTGATACACTTAACGTGATATTACAAAAGATTGATGAGATTATATGTAACTTACTTATTCAAATTAACACATTGAATATTCAAATTAGTAACATCACTACACAGATAATAAATATTCAAGGTGATATTATTAATATAAATAATACATTAGCTGAATGTTGTGTAACTACAACTACTACTACAACAAGTTGTCCTTGTACTACATATGGATATGTTGGACCAAGATTTAATCCTGGTACAATTACATATGTAGAATGCGACACATTAGAGCCAATTACAGACACTGCATCTAGCACTGTTCAATTTGTTTGTGTTGATAACAACTATCCAATTATAGAAATTGGTTCAATTAATGTTATAGATACACAAGACTGTTGTTCAAACACTACAACGACTACTACCACTGCTATTCCAATAAATCCATTTTGTTATGAAGTTACAGCTGTAAATAGATGTACTGTTTATTGGACTGATGCAAATGGTAATCCTCAATCACAAAACCTTACAGATGCTACAATCAATATTTGTGCTGACGAAGATTCTA